AGCTGACAGTCTAAAAGAAAGTATTCGTCTTTCTAAAGAATTGATCACACAAGAAAATACAAAAATTGAAACTGTCAAACTCAGCAATCAAAAAATTCAACAGAGTATTGATGCGCTGCAAAGAAAACAAACACTTTGGCAGCAGACCAAAGAAGCAAACATCGATAGCCTAAATAAATCTATCAAAAAACTCAGTTTGATAGACATTGAAAAAGAAATTCAAGCACATAAAGATCTTACAGAATGGTTAAAAACTAAGTCTGATATTGACAACGTTAATAGTCTTATCAGTAAGTTGAATATACAGCTGGAAAAAGAACAAAAAATTCTTGTTAGATCAGAATCTGAATTAGCTCAACTACTAGATCACAAATGTCATGCCTGTGGACAAGATATCCACGACAGTAAACATACAGACATGCTAGCACAAAAACAAGCAGCCGTAGAAGAAAGTCTACGTCTGGTACAGGAACATGAACAAGAATTTGCAGCTCTTAATGAAGCAAAGTCTATTCTTGGTGAATTGGGCCCACAACCTGCAACAAACTATGACAGTTTAGAGGAAGCACTCAATCATAAAAATACTGTAGACAACTTGATCAAAGAAGTTGCTACTAAAACTAAAGAAGTAGATCCCTACACAGAACAAATTGAAGAATTAAAAAATACAGCACTACAAGAAATTGACTGGAATTCTGTAAACGAACTGACCCGTGTTAAAGAGCATCAAGAGTTTTTACTTAAATTGTTGACTAACAAGGACAGTTTTATTCGTAAAAAGATTATTGATCAGAATCTAAGTTTCTTAAACAACAGATTAGGCTACTATCTTGATGCAATCGGATTACCTCATTCTGTTAAGTTCCAAAACGATCTTACTGTGCTGATTACACAGCTAGGGCAAGATTTAGATTTTGATAACCTATCAAGAGGCGAGCGTAATCGTTTAATTCTAAGTTTAAGCTTTGCATTCCGCGACGTGTGGGAAAACCTCTATCAAAATATCAACTTATTGTTTATTGACGAGTTAGTCGACAGTGGCATGGATGCTAGCGGTGTGGAAAGTTCTATTAAGATACTTAAGAAAATGACTCGTGAACGTGATAAGAATGTATTTTTAATCAGTCACAGAGATGATTTAACTAACAGAGTTAATCAAGTTCTTAAAGTTATCAAAGAAAACGGGTTTACTAGCTACGCTACAGATGTAGAATTGGTATGAGTACAGAAGCGCACGACAGAATGATCTATGCTTTTCAGCAATATTTCAAATGGCAAACACGTTTTGAGTACAAAAGATCAAAAGAGGCCGGAATTAAGGCACGATATTGGCTATCACAAATACGTAACGAGGCAAGCACAAGGCGAGTAGAAATACAAGATAAACAAAATGAAAGAAAAGCGGCCAGAAAAGGCATAGTGGGGAGACCTCCAAACGTAAGTAAGGACATATGACATGGACTTATCACGGACAAACTGTAGACCAATTACCTGAAGATTGTATAGGATTTGTTTACATCATCACTAATTTGATATCTGGGCGCAAGTACATAGGCAAAAAGCTGGCAAAATTTTCAAAAACAACTTATAAAACAGTCAAACTTAAAAACGGCAACAAAAAGAAAAAGAAAATTCGCAGTAAAATTGATTCAGATTGGCGTGATTACTACGGGTCTAATCAAGAATTGCTAGCAGATGTACAAAATTTAGGCGCAGAAAACTTCACAAGAGAAATACTTTTTTACTGTAAATCCAAGGCAGAATGCAGTTATATTGAGGCTAGAGAACAATTTACGCAGAAAGTTTTGGAATCAAAAGACTATTATAACGGTCATATTCAAGTAAGAGTACACGGCTCACATATACTCAAGGCTCAAGAAAACAAGGCAAAATAATGCGGTTTTTGGCTAGCGCAGGCCTAATTTCATGCGCTCTAAACCTGGTCTACGTGTACGCAGGGATGGAAATCTTCGCCGCAGAAGTACTCAGCAACTACCCATTTGGATGACGATCGCTAACTAAGCCCTGCGATTTTGCTGTTTGAAAAGAATATAAAAGGCAAAAAGAGGGGAGAAAAACCCCACGTGTGCGTTAGTGATAGCAGATTAACGTATACCGCCGTTGTGATAAGACGGAGCTCGTGGTACCGGACAACCGCCACTGTAATGCTCTACTGCTGTGTGACATTGTGCAACTCAGATAATGTTCATTTTTTTAGCCCGAGTCTGGGCTAAGTGTGACTGAACAATCTAGATAATATTTAAAGTGCTTCGCACTAACAATAAATTATAATTAAAAAAAGAAAAGTTGAGCTGATTGCGAAGCAACAGCGAAAGACGAAGCCTTGCTTCGTCAAATAAATAAAGAATAACTTTAAGGAATTGACCTTTTATGAAAGTCAAAGATCTAATCGTCGAAAACAAAATAGACGAAGCACCGATGGGTACATTAAAATCGTTTGGATTAACATCACTATCAAAAGTTAGTCCTACAGCAAGTGGAAAATTACAATCGGGTACTATGGCTAATCAGTTGTCTGCTGATTTCAAAGAGTATCTTGGTAAAACAGGACAAACAGCCGAACCTGATATTGTATTGGCTTTCTTAAAGTCTAAAGGAATCCCTACAGATAGTGCTGAGAAAATTATTGCAGCAGGTCCAGACAAAGGTGTGCTTGCTAAAGGCATGGACGCTGTCAAGGGAATGTTTAAGGGCAAGCCAGGAGAACAACCTCAACAGGGAAATCAACCTACTCCTCAAGATACTAATCCTCAACCAAAAGGAAGAATTGAGCCTAAACTAGAACCAGAACAACCACAACCGAGTGCAGAAAAACAACCGGCGCAGAAACCCAACTTTAGTAATCAGCTAGGTGGAGGACAACAAAAAATATCCACCGGCGGAGCAACTGCACCTGCAGGCGGATTACCGTCTACAACAGATCCTAGAACAGCAGTTAATAAGCCAGCTGCAGACACAACAACTGCACCACAACAATCAACTGGTCGTAAGCAAGGCGGTGGAAAGGTTGCAGGCGTTCAAAGCCAATCACCGAGTGCAGTTCGTCGAAGAGAACAACGAGCAGCAGCTGGTAAATCCAGTAGTACTGGTGGAGCAATTGATCAGTTTGTTAAAACACAAACAGGTTCTAATCCCGTAACAATGAAAACAGAACCACAACAAAATCCAGTACCTCAAAAACAAAAACAACAGCGTCAAAGAAAAAAGCCAGCTGGCAAAGTAGGTGATGCAGATTGGAGTCGTAATGCACAGCCTAGTTTTGGCGAAGCATTAGAATACGAATATAATCTGTTACTAGAAGCGTTAAGTAAAGGCCAATTAGATAAAATTTTTATGGCAGCAGCACAAGATGCAGCCAAAGCCGGAGTTCAAGGAGTTAGCAGTAAAGCACAAGGCGGTGCTCAATCCGCCGGTGGCACACAAGCCGGAGCACAGGCTAGCGGTGGTCAACAACAGGGCGGAGCAGGAGCATCAGGCGGTGGCGGAGCTCTTGGAGGATTTGCTAGAGGTCTAATGGGTCAAGATGACAGTGAAGGTGATGGAAAAGTCAAAGGCACATTAAATGTTAATCAATTAGCTTCGCTGTTACCAGGAGTTGATCCAAAATTGTTAGCACAAGCAATTACAGTTGTACGACAAGGAAAAAATCCTTCAAGAAATCAAATGACAGCATTGGGAAATGCTATGATAGCAATTATTAAAGCTGACTCTCAAACAACTACTCAGGTAATGCAATTATTAAAAAGAGTTAGCCAACAATGAGATTTTACGAATTTGATTTAATTAAACCTAAACATCCCGACGAACTTGTAGATAAAGGTGTATCGGCTGCAAAATCTGTGGCTAAAAAGACTATCAGCGGAACTAAAAGTGCATTAGGCATGGCCGGAAAAGGGTTAGCTAAAGTAACCGGGATGGTATTTAGAGATTTTGATCCAGCCATGCAAGATCTTTACAAAGACGGTGATAGTAAACAAAATCAAACTCAAAAATCAGTATCTGACGACAGCAAAAAAAGATTTAAAAATACGTTGGGAAAAAGTTTAAACAATGAATTTTTAACTCAAGATGAAAGAAACGAATTAAAAATAGGTCTAACCCAGGGGTGGTTTCCAAGTATGCAATCACCTGAATTTAAAACAGCAT